ACATAAATGTGAAGGTGAGTGAATTGCAGAGTAGATCAATATTCATAGGCTGTTCAATATCTGGCTGATTTCTTACTTCGTGAATCTCGAATGTATGGTACGTTGATTCACTTAATAAAGATACATCAACAGGTTGAATTGAATCAGCAGGCATGTGAAATATTTTTTTAACCGGCATCACCTCAGCCATCTCAATGGGCAAGGTATCGGCTGCAATGGTGTCCTGATGGATCACTGTTGGCACTACCTCAACAATCAGCCTCACTGGATGATTAGGGCAGTGGCCTGGATTGTTGCATTGTATCGTGTCAGTTGGTATCATTGCTGTTGGTTTTAGGGATGTAGCCTGCTGCCACCATTGCTGCTACAATAGCGGCCAAAGTTTCCACCTCAATCTTTTTTAAGATTAGCATAAAGACAGACACCAGGATCACAAGGGAGCCAATGGTAGGCTTCCAATGTTTCAGAATGATGTTGCAGATCTTACGTGCTTTGGTAGGCTTTCGACTCATGGCTCAATTTACGAATGATTGGGCCAATGTGTTAATTCAATTCTGCCCCTTTATTTACAGAGTGAGAAATACAGATTAGCCTCTTCTCGCCTACGAGTCACCAATCCAGGCAGTACCTTGCCACCACCTCTCACCCACTTTTGGAACTCATCCAATATTGATGGATCAGCAGGATTGACTTTTGCCTTTTTTAAAAGTGTGGACTTAATGAATGCACCTGTGCCCACATTGTATGTGAATGACACAAGTGCATCAAATTGACATTGATTAAGGTTTGGTAAATGTCTATTCACAGCAGCCTCAAAAGATTCTAAAGAGGCAAGCAATAATTGAGTGGCCTCTTTTTCGCTGCTTAATTTTTCGCCAAGGATCACCTTGCGCCCATCAGGATATCTGGTGTTGCCGTAGCCAATTGTGGGCACCCCTGCCGGGCACAGATAGCTGCTCAATCTCAAGCCCTCATGCTTTTTAATTATTGCCAATCCTTGTGCCGATGTTGAGCGCATGGTTACAATACTAAATATTGAACGGTGATGTAGATGTAAGAGAATGATCCTCCAGTTGTGGCATGAGTTAGATTTATCTTAGCTGTATTATTTACAGTATCTGCCTGCAATCCCCAAGATGTCAAGTCAGCAGGCACATTGTTATAAGCTACTATGCCCACCAAGTCTTTAACATTGGTAAAGTTTGATGCCACAGGTAGGCTCAATTCAAACTCTGCTTGTGTTTCGGCCACATCTAATGCAACATCTAAATAATATGTGCAACTGACCACATCATTAACCCTGCTATAATAGCCAGCCAATGGTGCCACAATCTCATTGTAAGTTTCATTAGATACGGTTGGAGTAAAGCTGCCGCTATCAAACTGAGGCATGCCATTAAATATGTTTTGAACCTCAATCTGCTTGGATTGATTGGCTGATGTGTCCACAATGTACATTACATCGGTGGGATCTGCCACCCCTAATGTGGTTAAGTCGGTTACTTTTACCCCTGCCATAATTGGTTTGTTTATTTACAAATTTACAAATTATTTAGATACTCAATTAAATCAACTGAGCTTGTGTAGGTTTGACCGTTTATAGTATTCTCAGTCAATGTAAGCAGATATACACCCTGCTCAGTGATCACATGGAAGGTATTGTCATCAACAGTTTCCCACTTAGGATCAATCAGATTGGTTGATATTATACCACTGGCTGTGCTTACAAATTCAATATGTGTTGATGTAATATTGATATTATTCATGTTTACGGTTTTTCAATCATGTAAAAACTTCCAAAGGTTACGTCTGCCCCACTTGTATTAAGCTGCAATGCAAACACAATGTATTGCTGCTGTGTCCAGTTTACCGCTGCCGTAGTGGTTAAATCGTATAAGCCGTAATCGGTAGCCACACCTAAGCCGGGCGCAAAGTACACCTCTGTGTTATTATTAGCAGTTTTAATTGCAAGATGTCTGATCATCTGATTAACCAAGAATGATGGTGCTCCTGCATTCTGATGCGATCCAAGCAAGATTGGTGAGCCGCTAAGGTCAGGAGTTGCATTGGCATAGATGCGCAAGGTCATTGAATTTGCCGTTCCTGTTTTAGCCGTTCTGTAAGTTATTCTTACCACATCACCTGCTGCAAATGTATTGGCAGGAATTAGCTGAGTATATTTAACAGTGTTGGCTGTACCTGTATGCGTTGCCGAACTTATGGCAGATTTGTAAACTACCGAAGCAGCCGGTATGGTAGGGAAGGTTGCAAGTGTGCCATCGCCTCTGATGTACTCCGCTGTGGTTCCTGCTCCTGTCACAGCCAATGTTCCTGATGTGGTCACAGGACTATTGGCCACCGTAAATGCAGCAGGCATGGTTAGACCCACAGATGTCACTGTGCCTGTTGGAATTGTCGGGAAGGTTGCAAGGCTGCCATCCCCTCTCAGATATTCTGATGTGGTGCCACCAAGCACATTGCCCAAAGTTCTATTTTTCCAAAGGTTGTTTACACCAGTGGTATAAACTAAAAATTGATTATTGGCAAGTGGTGTGGTAGTGATGTCCACATCTGACAGCTCATCAAGCTGAAAGCCATTCTGCACAAATACATAAATCTGACCATTGCCTGCATTGGCCCTTTCCACAATTCCGATCCTGGTCAAGTGATTAGGTGCCAATGGCAGCACGTTTGTGAGTGCTCCTGCTGTATTGCCTACGTAAAGAGTATCTCCTGCTGTGTAAGCATTTGTATTTATACCATCAATTACCCCTTGAGTTATGATGTAGCCTTTTTGATTCGGCCCAATTGAGCTGCTAAAAACTAAGCCAACAGTCTTGGAACTTGTAGCCTCTGATGTATTATTGGCAAGCTTAACAGTCATACGATCTCCAGTTGCACCAAAGGCATAGACTGGCTGACCTCTGTTAATAGTCACACTGTCTGCATTGGTGATGTATGCAAACATCTGATTGGGTGCGACACCTAAAAGCTGAAAGTTTGTACCATCATAAATGGCAATGAATTGCTGATTTGCAGCAATGTCTCCTCCAATAATTGGCACCACATTATTCTTTGATATATTGACAGCTCCAAGGCCGTTAATATTTAAAGTGGATGCACCTGTGTTGGCATTGGTGAATCCAATGGCATATGCATCATTGGTATTGTAAGAAGTCACACCAGGAATTGATACGGTGTAAGTATCAGTGCCACTGGCTGTGCCCCCCTGCATACCTGTTGCTGCTGTGCTGTCAATGGTGAATGATGGATAGGTGCCGGTCACAGTTATATCTGTGCCACCTGTTATGCTCACCACCTGATCTGGTGCTGTATTATCAATGGTGAAATTTGGATAAGTACCTGATGTGCTGATGCCTGTGCCTGCCGTTAATGATACAATCTGATCTGGTGCTGTATTATCAATTGTGACACCTGTTATACTTATTCCTGTGCCGGCTGTGAGCTGATCTTGCTTGCCATCGAATGTGGCCCAATCTGCCGAACTAAGATAGCCATCAGTGGTGGCATCAGCTTGAGTGATTGAGATGTCTGGAGTAGCACCACCGCTTGAGGCAATCGGTGCTGTGCCTGTCACAGATGTGACACCACCACCTCCGCCTCCGCCTGGCACATTAACCTGCACCACACCTGGCGAAGTTAATGAGGCAGTCACTCCTGCCCCTGTGAAGTTCAATGTGGTGGTATTGGTGCTGACATTCACCCCTTCATCTTGCGTTCTAAGTGGTGTGCTGCCTCCACCTCCGATGGCCACAAGTGGATCGGCAGGTGTACCGTTGCCGGTGATTGTCACCCCATCAACAGCCACCTCAGTCAAACAAGGTGTGCATGGCTCAAAGTCAGGCAGTGGTATGTCACCTGTGGCACATGTATCATAGCAGCCATCCTCACTGCCGCTTACCACGTTAATATCAACATCAATTGTAACAGATGCCCACTCATAATTTGCAGGCAGGCTTTTGATCTCATTAGTGTACCCATTGGGCACCACCTCATAAGACACCACACCAATGGCTGTCTTAAATTGCGGATCGGTTCCGCTTATTAACTTAAGCACCCTTGATGCAATCCAATCCTGTGCATCAGCAGAGTCACATGGCAGATGGCTCTTGCGTACCACTGCATTGGCAGATAGGCTGTATCTGGTCTCATACATTGATTTGCACCCTGCCAATCTGAATGACTCAATCTTATTGACTGATATCTTACCACGCTTGGCCCAGAATAAGGTGCCCTGTTTAGCATCGAAATTTGTCACAGGTATTGCCTGCCCATTGCCGATGTAGTGAATCCATGCTTTGTCATTGCCATCAGCCGCAAGCTCTGACAGGCCGTATATCTGATCAAAGATATTGCCCACCTCAATGCGTTGATTCAATCTGTCAATTATGGTAGATAGTAAATTCATCGTTTATTCATTGCATTTATAATCTGTTCGACTATTTGATTGGCATGATCTTGCAGCATCTCCTCCTGCTCTTCTTTTGTCGGCAGAAAGATTGGGCCGTACTTAGCTTCCAATCCATCAATCTTGGGAACCTGATCTGTTGGTATCAATATAGCAGCCTCAAGGCCCTCAGTCAATACCTCAGATGCCAAGAATCCACCCTTTAATTTGCCGGTTAATTCAAGCGGCAGCTTTCTTGATGTGCCTGTCTTGAGTTCGGCATAACCGCCCGAAAAATATAAGGACTCAATGGGCTCTCCTGTCTTACCCTTCTTATACTTCGATGGTGCTGAAGCCAATGATCTTGGACTTACATAAATTGGAGTTGTGCTGTATGGCTTGGTTGGTAGCTTATCTCCTGCCGTATTGGTGCCACCCTTTGAGCCAGTGCCAAAAATCCGCTTAAACATGATCCGCTTCATCTCACGTACTGCCGAATATAAAGGAGTGAACTTAGATGTCCATCCCTCATACAAGCTGTTTAAGCTCTGTTCAATCTCAGCAGGTGTGGCCATTATGGAAGGGCAGTTACGTACTTCATGTTTTTGCGGCAATCCCAACAGTGATTGTCATCAGGCAGCCTCATATTCTGGAGCATGGCTCCAAGCTCCTCACCGTATCTGGTAGCAGCAATATCTCTGGCAGCCACAATACCCTCAAAGGCATCGGCAGTTGCAAAAGGTTTCTGCCCTCTGTTGATGGTCACTGTGGTATTAACCCTTTGATTTGGGCTCACTGTCAGTGCATAGTTGTAAATCTCAACCGCTGTGGCATAGGCCAAAGGCAGAGCCATCAGCCCACCGATTGAGCACAGCCACCCTTGCCTGTCACAATTAACATTGTAGTTAAGAGACATCCCTCCAGTGTACTTCTGATTCGATGAGCTCAATACATCAGTTCCATTGGTAGTCAATTCAATCCCCACTGCATCCACAAATGGGCAGATGTGAGCCTCTCTCACTCCACCACCACAGCTCATGCAGGCACCCTTCTTAGTGATAAACTTGGCAGCATTCATGGTCATCTCATAAACAATGGCGATGTCAAGCTTGCGCCTGGCTGATGTGAATGTCTTACCTAAGAATTGATCAAGGCCTCCCTCTGCATAAGTGATGGTCTCAATCAGCTTGCCTGTGATCATGTCAAAGATCAGCACAGGCACATTGGTATTGGCAGCATCAATGGCAAGATTGATATCGGCCAAATAAAAATTTAAGAATGCCAAACTATTGGGATCAATCTTTAATCTGATTCCGGCATAGTTACCGGCACCAAGGGCAGTCTGCACATTGGCATAATTGGTGAGCACATGGCCCACCCTCTTGCCTTCGATCACAGTGTCAGACTTCATCATTGGTGTCAGCCTGGTGAGCACATCAGATGACAGCTTGCGCCATGCAAAGGCCCTCTTATCTTCAAATAGCTGCTTACCCTGATCATATTGATCAGTGATGAGCTGCCCCAAAAATGTAGTGTTGATTCCAAGCTCATCAATGTATAAGCCTGTGGATGGTTCGGCTGAATCACAGCCTCTTAATCCAAGTAAAGATTCAATGCACATCTGCTTGTTTTTTACAAAGATAAAAAAAAAGGGCCGCACATGGCAGCCCTCTTTTTAGTTAATCAATCACCCCTATGGATTAACAATGCTTACGCAATTCACATAGTTCACACCTGCGAATTTATCAGCAGCCTCATAGATGTCAGTCGGCAATGTTACGATCTTACCAGTTGTAGTCAATACAATTGATAAGTTACCGCAATCATCCTTCATGGTAAGGTCGCAAGGTACTCCTGCCGGTGTGAACACCAAAGTCTTAGAGTAGTTGCTTCCTGCCACTGGAGTGATGCCAGTGTTCCAATCAGCAAGGTTGAATGATAGCCACTGGATTGCTCCGGCAGTAGTCACCAATGCCTTAGTTTGAGATCCCTGAGCAGCAGCTAAACGTGCATCATAAGCGAAGCCAAAGCCGTTCTGCTGAGTGATGGCAAGAAGATCCAAGCCATACTGTGAGCAGCAGCCAGCAGCCATTGCATTGGCATAACGCTGCATGGCAGCACCACCGAATGCCACAGGAGCACCAGGATAGTTAGCCATACGTGTTGCCTGCTGAATGTCAGCAATTGCAAATGGATTCGGCTCAGTTGCGCCGTTCATGGTAGCAATCTGCAAGCAGTCAGAAGATACTGTGTAGAAATCTTCCACATCAGTACCCCATGCACCAGTCTCAGCAACAGCTTGAGTGGCAGCAGCAGAGGCAACCTTGCGATCAATCACATCCATCAAGCGCATAACTGACTCAAGCACATAGCGAGAATTCTCCTGGCAATGGCGAGCGATGTCAGCAGCATTGATGAGCTGTGATGCAACATAAGTATCAGTGGTGTCCACAGTGTAAGTGGTAGTGCTGTCACCATAAGTGTTCTCAGAAGTACAAGTAAGGATGTCACCACCCTCAGTTACTTCTGATTCAGGCAAACGCTGAATCCAACGTGCCTGAACGGTTTTTAATTTACCGCCTCCGGGAGATACCTCAGTGCGGATTAGTTTTGAATTTTCTGGAGACAACAAGAATTCCAAGAATGGAAGTTGCTCTCTTTGGCCCACCTCAATGAATAGTTCAGATAAGGACATCTGAACATTAGGGCATTCTGAAAGAATACGTGAAATTGACATAGTTAAAATGTAAATGGTTTGCCTTACATTATTAGGCTGCAAGGTTCTGCCTACATTGCACATTTAAGTGTGTGCTCACTACGTCATCACAGAAGCACAAAGATAGTAAATAATATTACATAAAGTCAAGGGCCTGCATTTCTGCAAGCCCTTTTGCCCAAACTATAAGTATGACAATACTTGAGACAAATATAAATAATTAAGGGCCACATTGCTGCGGCCCTTTAATCCAAAATCAGAACAAACTAAAAAAACAGTCTCGGCTGCAAATGTACTAAGGTAAATCTATCTTTCCAAAAAAAGGTCTTTCATCAACCGATCTTTTTCCCTCACAGCTCCAGAGCTGCCTTGCCCACCAATTGGCTGATCCTTTGGGAGCAGGAATGCCTGCACTCCTGGCACAATATGAATTTCCTGCATCAGTGCCCGGCTTGATACGGTAGCCCGATGCACCAAAGTGAATCTCATTGCCATCATCATCAGTGGCCTTGTATTTTTTATCAGCCCGATCAGAGGCTGTTACATTGTACCCTTCATAAATTGGCATGGTTAAAAATTTTATTGTTTAAATATACCAATATAATATCAATTGCTTTAGTCAAATCTTTAGGATCAACTTGACTGGTGGTGGCACCTTGCCTCCATTCAGCATGCTGCTTTAATATCTGATAAGCTTGCTTGATTGTCATTTGCTGAAAAATCTTGGATTGATACCTCTGATCTTTTTATCATTGCCGGATTCAATCGGTGGAATGATTGCACCTGGCCTTGCCACCCTTTGGCCGGCTGTCGGATTTTTCATAATGATGCCTGCTGCTGTGGCCTCTTGAAGTAGCACATCAGAGAGATTCAAGAATGATCCTGCCTTCTCCTTTGACTTCAATCGCTCACCGCTTTTGCGATCTTTCACATACACATTGCCATCCTCTTCCAGATCAATTGCATACTTCTCTCCGATGGTAGCCTTAAAGCCTTTAATGGTAAACTCATTAACCGAAGGATCAAGCTTGATGGATGAGAGCTCTTTCTCAAATGTGTGATTGATCTTAGATTGCTTCTGCTCTTCTGCCATCTTCTGCTTGAATTGCTCAAATTGATTGATGGCTTCTTGCCGGGCTGTATCAACTTCGTTTACCTTGCGCTCTAAAGATTTGTACTTCTTTTCCCACTCCTTCACAAGCTCCTCCGATCCTGACTTATCAGCACGTTGCTGCCACTCCTCTTGCTGCTTCTCGTATGCATCCCTTGCTTTTTCCGATGCCATGCGCAGCACATCCTGTGCCTTCTTATCCTTGAAATCTTCCTCAGTTAAGGTTACTCCAAAAGGTTCAAATGCACGTTTGGCCACATGAGCAATTGTGCCATTGATCTTGCCGATCTTTTCGTTTAGCTCTTTACTGTTTACCCAGTTCTCCTGGAATTTCTCCTTTGCCTCTTCCAGGCTTTCTGCTTCGTTTAGGTTTAGGAAGCTCAGTATTTCCATCGCTTCCTCTGGTTTGATTGCCATAAATATTAGGTGTGTTAATTGGTTGCAGTTTCAATTCCCTTGCCCCTCTTTTAAACATGGACTCAGCCACCACATCGGAGGCTTGAATAATTCTGCCATCTGAAAGGATCAGGTATCTCATGGCTCAAAGATAAGTAATTTGAAATTGTAAAACAATTAATCAATATAGCCCTCAGATCGGGCCCTTGCCTTAACTGTATCAGGCACCTTATTATCTGGCACCGGCACAAGGTAGTGCCTGCAATTCCATCCACCCACTAATGTAAAGATTGACTTACTATCTGTGCCATCTATCCTCCCTGCCCATGTGCCGTTCCTGATGTCACTGATACCACCGCTATTCTTGCCATCACCCCATGCTTCAATCTCTTTCTTGTGGAATATCTTACCCTCCCGATGTTCACAGAACGGCCTTGTTGTAGGTATCTCCCCACCAAGATATTCAAACCATTCAAGCCCAAGCTCATCATTAATGGCTGCTGAATAGCTGCGATCTGCCACCGCCTGAGCAGTGGTGGCTGTGGTCTTTATGTTGGCAAGCAGCCTGCCATCGGTGGTGTCAGTTCCTTCCACCAATCCCTCCAATGTCTTAACGGCTTCCCTTAGTGGAGCCCTTGCTGCAATGTTGGTGGTAAGCTGCTCCAGAAATGGCTGAGTAAATCTCTGATCAAGGCCTGTTCCAAAGAAGGTATTGATGGCATTCTGCTTGGATATCTGGAGCAGTTGCTTCTGCACCGCTGTTGGCTCAAAGGATGCCTCAAACTTCTGCGCAATCTCTGTGGATAGCTGCACCCCTGCATCAATTGAATCAAGGAAGTCCTTAACGGCAGCCCGATATTCACCGCCTGCAAGCACCTTCTTGAGCTCATCTGCTATCTGCCCAATCCTTGCAATGTTACCCTCGGTTTGTTCAATGTTGCCGGATGCATCCACATCCATCTCATCAAGCAGTGGCCGGATCTTTTTCCATGCCTCTGCCTGAGTCTTAATGGCAGCAGTCTCAAGTCTCTTTGGTACTTCTTCAAAGAGTCTTATTTTTTCTTTTACCAGTTGATCAAATGATGCCATTCAATAACTCCTGCTGTGCCTGCTGTATTGGATCAAGCTGCTCTCTCACCTTATCCGCTGCGATACGTCTGAGTGCAATCACCTGTTCCTGGAAGGGCAGATCAATAAATCTTGCAGCTCCTTCTGTTGGTATGTGGTTTCTGATAAGCTCCATGATCAATTGTGGTGCGGAGTGGTGCAGCACATCCTGCCACTTCTCAACAGTGCCATTTGCAATCCTTGCCACGATATCGGCAGAGTTCATGAGCAGCAACTCATCAGTGTTAATGATTAAATCATAGATTGCAGATGTCTCCTCATCGGTGTAATGGATGGCCCGGATGTAATTGTAAACATTGGAGAAAGTAATTGATGGAGGCACCCCTGCCTTGACACCTTCAGCAATGATTGCAAGGTAGTCTGATGGTGTGCTGATATCGAATGATGTCGGATAAACTAAATTGACACCTCCAAAGAATTCACCATAACGCATGCGCCCCATTGTCACTAAGCAGAACTCATAGAGATTAAATATCTGATCAGATACCGGCTTGATGAAGGCATACAGGGCCCTCAATTTATTCAATGATCCTGTGGCTGTTGATGCCTCTCCAATGGTTCCTGACTCATCAGATGCAGGCAGGTGAAGGATTCTCCTTGCCTTGCTCATCTGCTGCTCAATCTCTGTGCGCAAGAAGTTCAATGTGTCCATTGGTGGGCTCACGAATTTAAGGTACTCACCAGAGAGGCTGCTGTCTCCTTCTGACAATGATGTCTTAGGCTTGATCAACAGCATCCCTGTTGGTGAGAATCTGCTCTTTACCCCTGAGCCATTGCAGCTTTGGCAGCTTCGATATCCTCCATTGATAGGATCAAAGATGCGTCCATCCTGGCACTTGTTTCCTTCTCGATCCATGAACTCACAAATCTCGCCCAATGCCACCATAAAAGGAAAGGCACTTGTGGCCTTGCTGATCTGAAGGTATGACTCATCAAGAATCACCTGATCAAGCAGAGGCACCGCTGTGATAAAAGGACTCTGAAAGGCAATCTCATTGCCGATCATCTGAGGCATCCCCTCAAGCTTGTGGCATGGCACATATCCAAGGTTATGGCTGAAGTAAAGCACAGGCTCACTGAATTCAAGCTCTGACTTCTTGCCTACCTGGTAAACTTTCCAGATATTCATGTCATCATAGATCTCAAGCACAATGCCTGCCTTCTCAATCTTGCTGCCCACCTTAACCTCTGATCTGTCATCAGTGATCACCATGTAATACTCCCCATACTTCTGCCCCACAATTGATTTACATGAGTAGTATTCTGTCATCGGCTTAATCAGCTCATTAGATACGATCTCCTCACCTTCCTCATCAATTACGGTGTCAATATCTTCCGGCTCAATGGCAATGATACCATTGGGATCAATCAGCTTTAATGTGGGCACCATGCTCTTCATGAACATCTCAAGTGAGCCGAATCTTTCAATCTCCGAATTGACAAATCTCTCAAAGGTATCATTGCCAAAGATTGGCTCAAGCTCCTCATTGTACCTGATGCTCCAGTTCTGATCCGCAAAGGCCCTGCTGATGGTGGCCTTGAAGTCCTCAAATACACTTAATGTGGTAGGCTTATAATTGGCCTTTATGTATTCAGCCTGCGCATCGGTCTGGTTCGGAGCCCTGACATTCAACAGATGTGCAGGGTAAATGTCAGGCCGGGTGTGCGGCAAGATGCTGTCATACATCTTAGCGGCATAGTTGTACCCCGGCCAATACTCAGGATATTGACTTACTCCTGTTCTCTCCTTTGTAATTGGATTGACAGGAGTCCTTGCAGATGCAGCCTCCCACCCCTTGTGAAGGGCCGAAAACTTGCGCACAATCTTGTCAATCTCCTCAATACTTAGTGCCATTTAGAATATTGTTAGTTGGTTTTTCAATGATGTTTGAGCCGCAGCTCTTGCTTCTACAATAGTTTGGTTTCATGTTTATCGCTGTATTAATGAGAGCCCTCTGCCCTCTGATGTATTCAATGTTACTGTATTGTACTTGTAGTGGTGTGCATACTCAATGAGCTTCTTAACATCAGCAATGTGGATGCTGTCATGGTATGCTATCACTCCACCCGGCTTGATCACCCTCTCAATCTCTTTGAACTCTGGAAGTATATTCTCCCACGAATGATCCCCATCCACAAAGATAAAATCAAAGTGATTCTCAGGCATTGTCTTAAGCACATTTATGGACTCACCAAGGATAAAGTTCCACCCCTTACCGGCTTTGTTGAAGTCAAGCTTCCGATAATCATTGATGTCAATGCCGGTGTACTTGCCTCCGATCGGTAGGGCCTCAATCATCTTAACCGATGTCTCGCCCTCAAATACTCCAATCTCAAGCACGTTCTTATATCCATTCATCTTGATCAATGAGCCAATGAATTGGCATACATCGGCCTCACTGTTCCATCCATGCCTGGCTTCCTCTTTAAAGGTGGCAGTGGTCACAATCTTTTTTTCAGCCTTTGGTTTGGTGGCCTCTGACTTCTTTGGCCGCCCTGCTTTCTTTTTAGCGTTTTGGGTCTGCATGTTTATTTGAGATTATTCTGTGAATAAAATATTTGTGCATCTTGTTCTCTTCCCTCATCCACGATTTGAGCAGCCTATCAAGCCACTCAATATAAAATGCAGGAGTGAAGCCCTGCCCACCATAATAAGATTGAAGATAGTACAATTGTGTGACTTGTGCATAGTTCATGCCCCTGCGATCTGTGAAGTGGATGAAGCCAATCTCTGCATAGTCATTGCGGCCCACCTCACCAATGGCAGGATCCATCCCTAACTTTGCCAGGGCACAGTTCATGTACAGCTCATCTGGCTGCCCACCGCCCCACTTGGTTCTTAACTTATGCACCGGGATTGGATTGTGATGGTAGTAATCTTGAGCCACCTTAAACAGGTTCAATGATTCATTGCACTTTTTAATATATTGAATGCTGCTGTTGATGGCAGGCAGCACAGTTGTATCATCAAAGTTATATTGACTCCAAATGTCATCAGCCCATGCCCATTGCATGGAATCAATCTTGCGCCCCTGATCAATGGTGTGATATCCTACACAATGGCTTGCATACGGCTTGCCACTTTGCATCAGCACATCAATCATTGGCTGAATGTCTTTTAAGGCCACTGCATCCACATCTAAATAAACATTATGTGTGAATGGCAAGTAATAATATAGATTAACCTTTGCCTTACCTGGATCAATCTTTTTATTTGTGTAAAGGTTCTCATGCAAGATGGGCCGGATTACATCCACCACCTCATGAAGATCACCACAGTATTTATCCACATCCTCCTTGCTCTCAACCAAGCAGGCAATCTGGATGGACTTATTAAACCTCTTAATTGAATAGGCTAAGTTGTAAGCAGCCCAATAATATTGAGGCCTGCCAAATGCCATGAGCACCACCCCTGTATCAGAGGCAGTGCTGTGGCTTATTTGTTGGCTTGTTTCCATCATTAACTGAATACACCTGGAGGCGCATCATACTGTGAAGGAATGTTCTTATCCCTCCAAGAGAATGTTACCTCATAACGCTGAAGCTCATTGTTCTGCTCAGGAATGATGAAGTTGGCAGATGTGGTAATGCCCACAGATGGATTGATGTAAATCACCTTACCAGAGTCGCAAGCATAGGCTAAGATCCAGGCTATCCTGCGATTGTTTACATCATTCCAAAAAGCATTATTCTCATCTGTCACATTAGCATCATATAGAGTGGCAGTACGATCTTCATTGATACGGATTGGAGTCCCGCATCCGATTGGTGAATCAACTGTTACCGGTGATCCGGCAGGAAGAGCAAAGCGGATATCTTCAATCAATTTAGCAGTGCCGGCTGATATTAAGGCATTGACTTCTGTCTCATCAGAAGGATCAACCAATTCAGTACCGCAAGCACCCACAAGAATTGCAGACACACCGCCAAGCTTATAATCATTACAGTTGATCAGGTTGTGGTCAAGCAGCGACGAATCGCAATAACTAACGCATCCCATTTTGTAAGAATTTAAAATTTGGCTCTGCCCGATTAAATAGGATGAGCAGATTAATCCTACATAGCTGCGATGACTTTCACAAAGATAATAAATTTATTGTTGATACAAGTTGATGTTATCTTGAGTCAATAATCTGTCACCATCCTGTGCCAATATAAATGGCTCAGTGTCCAGATCCAAGATTGATGGAAGGCAGTTGGCATCGGCTGCCACACATACTGTCTTGCGCACCAGTGTATTCTTTTTAATCAGATCAATGGTGATGCTGCCTAAATTGTCTGCATCATTGTACTCAATATCTGGAAAGGTATTTTCGGCAGGTGCATACACCTCACCATTGATATACACATTATCAAAAAAGAAAACAATGCTTAAGAAGTCAAGCACATACTCAGGCATGCGCTCAAAGTAGAATGTCCACTTCTTTACAATATCGGCATAAGGTGTGACTGTGCGCCCCGATGCATAGCGGAATATATCTGAGTCCACCACATACTGAGCCCTAAACTTACGGCCCTGCAATCTGATGCCTGGCAAGAATGATGTGCCATTGAATGCAAGCCCAAATTGATTCTCAGCATTGCAGCCCTCAATCTTGAAGTATTTGCAGTCATCGGAGTAATCTCCAATGTTCACCTCATCAGTGTACTTATCATAAATTGCATGCTCCTTGTAGGCTCTGGCAGTAAGGTAGCTTACTTCCACATCAGCAGTCTGGCCGATGTTATTTAATAGCAGCAATCCAATCTTGCCGCTATTTGTGGGAGTGATATTAAATGTGTAAGTTCCTGCTGATGTTATAGGAGTTCCTTCAGATATCTGATCCACCACCAATCTCAATGTGCCATCATTAAGCGAGTCCACCACAATTGTGATGCTATACTCAAGCCCCTCGCATAACTCAGTCACGCTCTCCAAATAAGTGATATTGGCATTGGCAGTGTAGCTCAATGTTGCGCTACCACCACCAACAATCCAGTTGTCACTGCCTATCTGATTATCATTAGTCCATCCAATGGGCTCACATCCGATGCACATCGGATCACCATTGAAGTATGGATTGTACACATAATACTGCCCACAAGTGTTGGTGCAGTAATCGGCAATGGCTAAACGGTAGCAGCCCGGCTCAATATCATAATCTGCAAGGTTGATGGCAGCAGTCAGGTATTGATCAGATGTGGTGAGCACAGGATCAAACCTCTCCACCACAGCCAATGTCACCGGATCCACCAAGCCGACAAAGAGCCCACCATTGGGCACAGGTACCACTGAATCAATTACGAATGATCCATCAAAAGGTGTAGCACCTCCAAAGAATGATAATGTCAAAAGATTGCTGCTGCTGTTGGCTGTGCTCAAGTATATCTGATGAGTGCCTGGTGCAGTGATGGAGATGATGCCACCGCCCACCAATACCACATCAAGTGTGCCTGTGATCTGTGTCACTGTAATGGTGGCCAATACATTCTGCACCACATCGAATCTCCTATAATATTGAATGTACCCACCTGAGCCACCAGTGGAAGTGATGGTGCTGCCCGATTGAGTCCATGTGCCTTGCAACAGCTCACTGTCAAATTCCAAGTTCCCACACTGTCCGGCTTCAAGCTGAAAAAACAATTGATCATCGAAGTCAATGTACTGATTGTAATCTGTATTACAATTCGGGCATGGCTCAGATAGTATGGTATTAAATATTATTGGCTGATTTGGAATAGAAGTGTAGCTCATGGCAGAAGTTTATTTGATCTCAATTCAAATTGTGTATTCTTGCGCATCACAGATTGAATGTTGATGTTTTGGATGTACGTTGGTATGGTAGCCACCGGATCATCTTTGCGGCCCAACATGATTGGCTTGGATGGCTCAGATGTGATGGCATTGATCTCTTGCATGGATAGCGGCCTATCGAACTTATAAGTGTAGGCTTTCACATCATTGATGTCAATGGCCTCAAGTTCTAATGGCACAAATGGCACACCACCTCCAATGAAGTATGAATCATAAGTGATATTATTTAAAGTATCTGTCCACTGTCTAATCAGTGTTACATTGGTCGGGTTTGGAAAGGTAGTGGTATCATTAGCACTGGCATAAACATTTGTCCGTACTAAATCGCCTTGATTGCAAATAAATGTTTCAGATACAAACGGGACTAATATACCGGCAGAAAGTACACTTGCCTGTTTAAAAGATACCGTTCCATCATATGCCTGGATAAGAGTTCCTCCAGAATCATAATGTTCAATCACTGCATAACAGTAGCTCTCCCAAATTTTCGGAAAGAAAGATAATACAAATTGACAACTGAAGGTGTACACTCCAGTGTATGGCACAGTGTAGGTGGTTGAGTTAAAATTATTGCCATTGTCATTAATCTCAAGCCATTGCGGAAAGACACCGTTCCATGATGTGAATGATGTGTAAGCAGGCCAATTGACTTCAAAGTCCTGAGTCGGATTATTGAAGAAAGTCATCTCGCAGAAGAACTGAGTATCAATTGGATTCCAAGGCTCCTCTAAAAATGAATAGAGTGAGTTAGGATATCCACTCAGCCAGTTTGAGCTCACCACATTATTGGCAAAGTTGCCATTGTAAATTGCTTGGCCCAATCCATAGGGATCATATTGCTGCGCCAATAATACATCTGGATTGGGGCCGAAATCTAAAAACCTTGTTTGAATTATAAAGTTGTCATTGTCATAATCTTCCACCGCAAATCTTATCACATCCTCAATGGCATTGGCATCAAAGATAATTGCCGGAGTTTGAAGGTTAAGCTTGGCCGATGTATTGCACTCGCCAACAAATCCAAAGGTTTCATTGCGGAAGCCTCTAAATGGTGTCTGAGTAAATGTGCAAGGTGTATTGCCGCCATCACATTCTTGTGCCTCAAGCACCACCTCATTGCCAAAGTCCACAGCTTGATAAAGCATAGTCCTATCAAAGCTCATCTCAATGCCGGGCTGATCATACAGATTGGCTGATGGATTGGATTGCTGAAAGTATGCAATGGGCTCTATCCTTAGCAGTGGCCTTCCATTTGCCTGCTTTTCAAAGCCCATTCCAAGATTAAGCTTAGACCTCATGGCAGCATACAGGCTTTCAAATGTTGCTGATGTTTGTTGAATGGTTCTGGTGCGCAGGCTCTTGCCCACCGTATAGGCAGGAACATTGAAGTCAGGCTTAACCACCTTGAAGTAATTAGACTCAAAGTCCACAAGATTATCAGACATGCATCCGATCAGATGTTTAAAGACATCATAAACAGGATAGCCATAAGCACATAATATCTCAAATATTCCAGTAGCAGGATTGAAGATCTCAAGCCGCCTCAAGGTAGGTGGTACAATCGGCTGCCCATTCTTGGTGGTGGTAAGATCAAGTGAGAAAGGAATGGACTTATTATTGTTGATCTTGGTGCTGAAGGTCTCATCATACATCTTTGTCTTAACCTCACATTTATCAAGTAAGAATAAGCACTCAGTCACTATGATGTAGCCATCCACCAATGGCTCCCATGTTCCGGCTGCACACTTGTACTGCACACTTAGTCGCACCAGTTCACAATATCCGCTTACCTCAAGCTTGGTGTAAAGGTAGTCATACACATCACCGCCAAATATTAAGTCATTGCCAAACGACACCACCCTTGCTCCGATGCTGTCCTCTGTATTGATGGTGATGGCAAACTCTTCCGGGTTTAATGGCTGCCCTCTGTCAAGGCCGTCAATAACAAACTTTAATTCTACTGCCATTGGTATCTGTTATCTGTGCCGTTAATATTGATGGTGGTCTTTTGCTTGCTCACCACCTTGGTAAGTTTGTCAAGCTTTTTCTCCACACCCTTTGCATTTAATGTGGCATTGACCTGCACACCTCTCTCTTTCTTGGCTGCAAAGTCAAGCAAGGCAGGCCGCACATATCTCTGCTCAATGTATTTCTTGAATGCATCACTACTTCTATTCATGGCATCCAAGGCATCCCGATGTCTGGAGGCAGATTGCTTATTCACCACGAACTCACCCTTTTCAGCTTCAATGATGGTACCGCCTGCCTCATGGCTGCGACCTCCCACAGGGCCACCCTTCTTGAACTTAGGCAGTGGCTGTGCCTGGATAGCTGCAAGCTGTATGGCACCACTGGCAGCAGCAAAGGCTGACCAAGGCAAACCAAAGGTGAGTGGAGATGCTGCCACAGCAGTATTGACTGCCTGCGCTGTCTTAATGATTACATCAAAGATGGCAATGCCTCTGTCAAGCTTTGCCTGCTTTAATTTCTCAGCAGCAATCTTTGCATTGGTTCTTTTCTCCAATGCCTCCCTTTGACGTTGCTTATCAATCTCGCTCTCCAATCCTTTGTTGATATTGTCAAGCTCTGCCTGGCTTGCCTCCTGTATCTCAGTGATGCGCTGCTCTGATGCTGCCTTTTGCAAATCGGCCAAGCCTTTAAATAAATCTCCCACCTCTTGAGCTACCTTAAGGGCATTGTCAATTGTGTCTGTGGTGCTCTCCACACTCTCAGCCCTGATGGCCGCTTGTGTCTCAGCATTGATCAGCTCAAGCTGTGCTGCAAGCTCCTTGGCATCTTTGATGTTATCAGTGGCAGCCTTGCGCCTACGCTCTGCCTCCAGTTCGATAAGTGCAATCCTGCGATCAAGTGAGCTGCCCTCAATGATCTCAAGCCGCTTAAGGTTCGCCTCCCTGGTGTTGAACTCTGATTCAATCCTTTTGTTGTTCTCCTCCTTGATCTCCTCATTGAGCTGCTTATTTAGGCCCTTCAATATCTCTGCATACCGCTTCTCAATCTCAACTTTATCGGCACCTGTCTCATTGATGGCAGCAAGCTCCAAAGCAAGCTGTGCATTGGCAGCATCAATCTGCTGCTGAGTGGTGGCATCGGCTTGTGCCTTGGCTGCCTCCAGTGCTTTCTCCAATTTATCTTTGGCAGCCTGTTGATCAATCTCTTTTACTTTCTTATCAGCTTCAATAAGTATCTGCTCAATAGCTGCATTCTTTTCTTTTTCCGCCTTGATCGCTTCTTTGGTTCCTTCCTTAAATCCTGCTGCTCTGAACTTCGCTTCAATCTCCTGCCCCTTTGCATTGGCCTCAGCTCTGATCTTATCTCTTTCATCAAGGGCATTGGTGAATGCCTCAAGCTCTGCCTCTGCCAATTCCTCCCTTGCCTTCTTTTGATCCTCCGCTGCTTTATTTGCAGCTTCTGTTGCTTTGTCTGATGCTGCCTTATTTATTGCAGCCTTTTTATCATTGATCTTTTTTTCGCCCTCTGATACTATGCCTGCCCTTTTCTCCAACTCTTCTGCCTCCTTCACGATGCCTTCACCAATTGCAAATAAGCGATCTGCCTCAGCCTGCTTTTCAGCAGATACCCTAACTTTTGCTGACTCCTTTACCGCTGCTGCTCTTTTCTCTTCGCCCTCCGATAAATCTAAAAGCCCAAGCGTTAAGACATCATTGAATGCATTACCTATTTTACCTGCATAAATATCAATGGTCTCTAATGTCGATAATGCTTCATCGCCTGTTACCGTTGCGGCTTCTGCTGCCAATGCAGCCCCTTCAGCAATTAATGATTGAGCTGTTGCTCTTAATTGTGCGGATTTAACATAAGCACCTGATGCAAGAACAAATCTTTTTTCTGCGGCATTAAAATCATTCTGAGTGCCAAGTGATTCACCAAGCTTCTCATTGTATGTTAGCAATGCTTCCTCCTTTGATATCACACCCTGCTTTGCTAAATCAAAGGCATTGCCTACCTCCTGGACAGTGACTATGGCTTCTGCTGTTTTGGATCTACTCTCCTCAACAGCTTTTGCGTAGGCTCTGGTGCTGTTGGATGTTCCATTGATCGCATCTTTGATATCATCAAAATATGCAATCAATACTCCAAGCCCTGCCACCAATGCACCTACACCTGTTGATGCCAGTGCAATTCTAAAAATTTTTAATGCCCCTGTTGAATTACCAACCACAACATTATAAGCTTTTTGCGCTGCACCTAACACAGCAAGCTTTACAGCACTCTGGCCTGTCAATGTATCGGCAATCTCTCTTACTCCATTGGCAATGGCTGTGACGGCTGTGGTCTTAGCAATTACTTCATTGAGCGCCTCTGACTCGCTACCAAATAAAGCTGCCGCACCTTGTGCCACCTCGAAGCCAGATGCCAATGTGCTCACTGCCCCCACCGCCGCATCAAACTTGAAGGTGTCTGAAGCGAGCACCCTCACACGCTCTCTGGTATCTCCGATCTGATCCTCAAGCTTTGCTGCCCTTAATGTCAGCTCTTGAAATTGTTGGCTTCCCTCTTCACCTGCCGCCTCAAGCAATGACAGCTCCTGCTTCAATTGCCTGAGCTGCCCGGTTAGTGACTTCTGCTTTGTCTCAGTGTCACCATAAGTATCATTGAGCTGCTTCTGCTGTGCCGTTATCTGAGCAATCTGCCCCTTAACCGCTGCCTGTGCTGCTGCATTATCTTTGAAGGCTTTGCTCACCAGATTGCCTGAAGCAATAAGATCAACCTGCTCATCTTGAAGCTTCTTTAAATTGGCAGTCAGCTTAAGGCTTTCATCATTCAATTGCTTGAGTGCGTTCTTAACCTGGCTGCTTCCGAATGCAGCCGCAGCCGCACCGCCTATCTTCTTGAACTCATCGGCCACCTTCTTACTGGTGTCCTGAGCTTCCTTGACTAATGTGTCATTTGTTTGGGTAATCTTGCCAACAGCAGCATTAAGGCCATCTGCATTGGCTTTATAAATGATCTCAACTTCTGCTGCTGCCATTTTTCTGCTGCTTTATGAACAGCTCAAATTTAAGCAAATAAGTTGAAACATCGGAGGCCATCAGTTCTTTGAACTCAACTATGTTACCACCGCAAAGATTGATCACTTGCTGACGTAGCTCATCGGCTACTTTTTTCGCCCGGTGTCCAGGTGAGTATTCAAGTGGGTTAATGCCTGTGTCAATTTTCGTTGGGCTTCCACGTTGTACTCCCACAAGATCTGAAAGTCTTGTGGAGACATAGTGAGCAAGGGCATCAGTGGATCTATATCCAACTTGGTAAAAAAATCATGCGATGCCTCCTTACACATCGCTTCAAATAAGGTGAGCTTCTGCTGATGGATGTCAGGATCAATCTGCCCTGGATCTTCATCCTCCCTCACCACCCATGTGGCAGCAAGGTTAAGCAGCAGGTCACGATGGATCACAGTATTCTGCCTCTCCCGGATCACATGGATGTAGGTTGCCACCACCGCTGCATTCTTTGGATTGGATAGCCCGGCACTGAGTGCCCTCTCCATCCCTGCCAGTATTCTCTCCATCTCCGCACCGCTTAGCCCTGAGCTTATGCGCTCCATCAGTGACATGGACATGCTGAATCTCTCAAGTGGCAGATTCAATTCTTTTGGGAATCGGTAATAAGTATGGCCCTCATGCTTGAACAGCTCCACCATCGGGCGCAGTGGCTTGGGCTCTTTGCGTTTAATTAACCAACCAATTAATTGCAGTCGCTTTACGAAGCTTGTTAATGATTTCATCAAGATTGTCTTTTACTTTTAGTTCGGTATTATTCATCAGCACAATGGTGCTGTAATCTTCATCATCGGGCTGATATGCATGACTGATGTCATCAGTGTTGAGGAGGAAGTCTATCTCTTGCGGATTCCGGTTCAGCACCTCATTGATCTCATCATCGAATTTCAATGCCTTCACCAGTATGAATCCATGTAACATGTCACCAGAGATCAATCGGGCATTGCTCATCCTTAACTCTTGTTTTGGCCGGCAGGAAGCAGCCACACTCCTTGCAGGTATTGGTGAGCTTTATCTTGTTCGGGCACAGGTTGCACAGCGGCATCCTTGTCTCCATCAGGTCTCTGCTCTCCTTGTTATCCAAGGCCCACAGCCACCATCCTTTGTAAATTGATATTAACTTCTTTAGCATGCGCATTCGATTAAGTTTATTACTCCAGTATCACCCGGATCAATATTGCTGTTTACCACGCTGAAGCTTATGCAGGTATATTCCTGCTCACAGATGGTAAAGCTGTCACATGACATCAGGCTGATGGTGTAGCCTTGCAGTGGATCAATCTTTATCTGGCTGATGGTGATCATGCCGGACTCATCTGACTCAACCGGGAAGGATTGGATCCGGCCTGTGGCATTGTGCTTGATGTTTACATGGTAGCCTGTCTCTGGTGTCACCACACCAAAGGTGATGCCACTGGCACACTGATCAACTATGATCCCCGAATCAAAGCATGGACTGCATACGCTCATAAGTATCGTTTAAGTATTGCGTTTACAAAGTAACGAAAACAATCTAAAAAGTCAGCACGCTCAGTTAAGTTTTTACGGTTGCTCTTTATGATCTGCCCATCAGCATTACATTGCACCTGCTTGGCATCAAAGACAAAGCCCTTGCACCTCTTGCTGTTCACCTTGATATCAAGCTTGCGCAATGCTGCATTGCAATCAATCCTGCTGTTGTAGTGAGTCGGATTGGCAGGAATCAGGAATTGGCTGTCCGATAATTGCAGCCGCCTCTTGATTTGTGTGTAGGCACTTGAGTTATCACGTTGCTGAACTGTGCCACCTTTGCCCATCGCATCACCAGTGATCCTGATGAGGCCCATCGGCACACCAAGCGCAAGCACAGCATCGCAGAACGCATCTACGCTGCCCTTCTCAATCTTGATCTCATCCACAACATTGGCCCCTCTGCCGGTGTGCTGAATCACCAGAGCGCACAGCGGATTGATATTAAAGTCCACACTGATATGCACAGGCACGTTGCTGTTGAGCTGCACACTGTCATCAATGTGCTTCTCATCGGCCCACTCATACAGAAAAGGATTGGCCACCTCATCCATGACATCCCAATCACCCTCCACGAATCTGGCATACTGCACTGGAGGCAGCTCCTTCAAGCTCTCAAGGTACTCAGCAGGGATGTGCGGATTATCGGTAATCTTGGATGGAATGAATGTCCACCGCTGTGGCAGTGTGCCATCCTTGTATCTTTCGTAAATGATTGACTTCACCCAATTGTTGGCAGGGTTGCACGTTGCCAGGCAGATGATCGGTGGCCTGCCTTCTGCCTTATTCCATGATCCAATCCTTTCCTGCACCTTGTAGAAGGTCTGCTCCTGCAATTCATTCACCTCATCCAATCCTGCGCCATTCACCTCAAGTCCCTTGAATCTGTTTAAGTCCTTATCCTCATCAAAGCTCTCAGCCATGAACATCAGCTCTGATCCATTGATGAACTGCACCACTTGAGTATCTCGGTTCCAGGAGCTGACATACTCATTGATCCCATCGGCCAAGATGGAGCTGAATGATGGGAAGGTGGTACGCTTAAGATCGGGCAATGACTTACGAATGATCACCCATCTGCTCCTTGGGTATTGCAATGAAAGGTAAGTTAAGGTGAGCAGGAGCCAGTATGTTTTACCACCTCGAATGGCACCTCCGAAAACAATCACCCGGTATTCTCCTGATGCCGCTGCATCAAAGGCAGTGCTCTGCCTGCCGGTCAATTCATACTGCATCACTCCTCCTCATCCCGGTAGTCAGGCATGCAATCAATGATGTCCTTAACAATCACGTAAAGCATGTAAGCCACACCAAGCAGCATGGCCGCAAACATCAATCCGATTGCCAGTGCTTTAAGCATCGGGCTCCTTGGTTTTAATTATCACAAGTGGCTCAGTGGTCTTAAGGTTCTGATCAACCGTTTGCTTTGGCTTGCCATAACCACGATCAAGCAGGAGCTCCGCTGCCCTGGTATCACCCTTCTTGGCCTTGGCATGCAGGGCCAGCAGTATCTCCTCAGCAGCAGTGAGGCCATCCTTATTCTCCTTGCCAAGCACATTGGCAAGCAAGATGTGAAGGTCAGGCAGCTTAGGTGGTCGGCCACCGCCATTGTTGCCTCCTGTTTTAAGTTTACCGCCGTTTCTGCCTTCTCTCATGTTTACGGGATTTTAACGAGGTTTATCTTCTGCGCTTAGATCTGTACTTCTCAGCCTCTGCATAAGCAATGGCTGTGGCCTGTTCAGGTGAATATCCCTCCTCAATTAGCTTGCGGATGTTCATCTGGATGATCTGTGGGCTGTCTCCTTGGAATAGTGGCATGTCACAAATTTAAAGATATTTTTTCAATTATCGAAGCTTCATTGATTGAGTTCACTTCGAAGCCTGCTTTCATGAGTTCTGCATACTGGCTTGCGTAGATCACAAGATTAAGGAACTTATGATCGTAATGTACCTTAACAGTAAAGACATCATTATCCTGCTCATCTGTGCTCTGAAGCAATAGGCCGAATCGGTACATGTCATCCTCTGAATTGATCAATGTCTTATTCGTTACCTCAAAGCTGCTGATGGCATGCTCAGGAATCGCAATGGCCACCTCGTATTCAAGGCCCGGATGTGTGAGATAGCCGAACAAAAAGGCCCTATCTTCAATCTCTGATTTGATGAGCACTCCTGCTCTTATACGCTTAGTCTGCATAGTGCTCAAAGGTTGTGGAGAAATACTCCTCTCCTGGTGAAGTGTAGATCCTTGATGTGCTCTTGTTAAGTAGCTCATGCATCTGCCCATCATTGAAGGCATCAATGATCATCTGCCGTTCAATCTTTTGGGCCTCAATTAAAAGCTCAAGGCTTGGCTTGCGGCCGCTTGTGATCTGGCTGAATAGCCATTCACTGACTCTTGTGTTAGCATCCATAGTGTTCTGATTTTTTAATTTTAGTTTGGTGCGAGATTGTTTCAAGGTAATCAGCCACCATCTTGTAGATGATTAGCTTATGCGAGATTGGCACACGCAATGTAATGTTTATGGTGGGCTCTCCATATTTTGGCTTTCGGCCTGCCCCTGCCCGGACACCACCTCTTGTGCTTTTGACTGTTTGCATGTTACAAAGATAAGTTTATTTGATTGCGTTGTGCAGTTTGATGTTGTTTTTTTTTAAAAGCTTCAGCCAATCGTAGCACCTGAGCAGGTACCAATACTGAACTGATGAGTCAGGCCGGGCATGATTAAGCTGCTGCTTGTAGCTGTCATGAGTGAGCCTGGTGCTGTGGTATCTAATCGGCCCATCCAGAAGCGGCCCATCATCGGGAGTCAGCTCATTCATGGCCTTGCGTATTTTATCTGGTAGTGTCATGGGTTATTTGAAGTAACTATAATTAGATTTCTCCTCCCAATGTTTTTTTTGGTTTAGTATTTCTGAATATACAGAAAGAGCACCTCTTATAAATTCAACTCTTTGACAATCTTTCTGCATTAACTCTTCCATCAGTTCCAAATATTTTTGCTGAATAGATGAATAAAACAAGCTGACTTCTGTGTGTTTAAGTGTTTTTTCGTTATCTCTCATGTTTTCAAGTGTTTAAGTGTTTTTAGGTTCGTTTAATTTGTTGCAGCTTGCTAAGGATGCAACACTGCAAATTATGGTAAAAATCGCCTCTATACCAATCGTGCCAAGGCTTACAGCCATTTGTTGCAGCCTGCAACAAAAAAAAGCCCCTATACATATACATGTGTGTGTGTGTGTGTGTGTGCATGTGTGCGTATAAAATATTTTAGTATTAATAGAAAAGTAAGGTGTAAGTTGCAACAAATCGCTGCAGCCCTTGATACGAGAGCCTTTGAGATGTTGCAACTTCAAAAAACAAAGCTGCAACAAGCTGCAACAATTTTAGGTTGGATTACGGCTGACATAGTACATGGTAACAATTGAAGAGCCTCTGCGCCTGCGATCTTTCTCATATCCTAAAGACGTTAAGATTGATCCGATGCGCTGCAAATTCAAGTAATTAAGCTTTGTCTCCACAAGCAAGCACTGTTGAATCTCAGTGAGTGACATCCACTCACCATACGATGTGGCAGAGCCAGGAGTGAGCTTCTTGTGGATGAGATCCTCTTCTGGTGTAGAGTGCTTGAAGATGTCGGTGGCCTCATTAAGATGCTCAATATCATTGCGCAATATAGAGCAGTCATATCCAGCCCGGTAGAGCGCATAGAGCTCCCTCCACAGATCAACCTTATTTACTTTATTGTACATCTCCTGATCAATATCATTGACATGGATTGGGAGCTGCCGCCTGTTGCCGGTTGGATCGTTTAAGATCTGAGTGTCATTCGATGTGCCGCAAAATACTGCAAGCCGCCTCATGTCCACCGACACCCTGCCGTATGGCTCCCGGATATTGATAAACTCTTTAGATGTCAGCTCCTTCAATCTCTTCTCCTCCTTCTTTGATTTACCTCCGTACTCATCATCCAGGATAATTAATTTTTTACACATGAGAATCTCATCATCCTTGCCTGCATCCATCTTTGACTCTGCGAATAGATAGCGCAGCTCCTTTGGTAGCAGATATCTAAACCAATGTGTCTTACCTGTGCCCTGCTTCTCACCACTAAAGATCAGCACCAATGGTGAGTGCTGCCCATAGGCAGATGCCACCACCGACACAAGCCACTTGCCAATCCACTTATCAAAGTTCGGAGTATCAGAAATCACGCTGTTGATTAGCATATCAACATTGGGATAATTGTCATCGGTGTGCAGCTCCTCTTCAAAGAATTCATGGAGTGGGTTGTAGGTCTCTATTCGATTGGAAAATATGATTGATGTGATCAGGTCTTTAGTGGTCTCTTTGAAGATTG